AGAGAGGAAAAGAGGAGATAAAACCTCTCGTGGGGACTATGGTAAAAAAGGCTACGGTCATGGCGGAGACGTCAAAAAATATGGCGGTGGCGGTAAAGTCTATAAAAAGAAAAAATAATGCCTAAAAAAGAAAAACCAGGACTTTGGGCTAATATTCACGCTAAACGTAAACGCATCGCAGCAGGAAGCGGTGAACGTATGCGGAAAAAAGGTGAAAAAGGCGCACCCACTGCTGCACAGATGAAAGCAGCACAAGGCAAAGCCATGGGTGGTGAGATCCAAAATTTTGAAATAGGTGGCGCAGTAAAGTCAGGTATGCACAGAGGTTGTGGCGCAGTGATGCCTAATAGACGGAAAAAGACTAAATATTCATAATGGCTAAATACGCAGGCAAAACCGTAACACTAAATCGACCAAGAGCTATCCGTAAAGGAGAGCCTGGATACGGGAAGAAACGTAAAGTAGTTTTTGTTTCTAAATGTAGTAGTGGCGGTAATAAAGTTAAGCGAATCACTTTTGGTGATAAAAAATTAGGTAAACACCCAGGAGACAAAAGCAGAAAGAAAAGTTATTGTGCTCGTAGTGGTGGAATAAAGGGGAAAACAGATAGGTGTAGTGCTAATTATTGGGCACGCAGAGATTGGAACTGTTAACATGACAGAGGAAGAGGTTATTATTTTTTTACAGGGGTTTGGCTTCACTTGTAAGTTAGAGGACTTAACTTAATGGATCCAGTTTATTTAGTACAAAAAGTTTTAAAAGAACTTCGTCAAAGACAAGAAGACTTAACTGAAGTGTTAAGAACAGGCGGTGTTCAAGATTGGGAAGGATATCAAAAAATACTCGGTGAGCTTGCAGGTCTGAGCTCAGCCGAGAGAATAATAATAGACCTGCAAAACATCAAGGAGCAAAACGATGGCAGTTGATGCACAAAAAGTAGAAGAACCAAAAAGCAACCCGATCCCAGACCATGTTCCAATGGACAGGGAATCAAAACTAGAGGAAGAAAAACAAGAGTTCACACCTGAATCAGTTCAGGAAGATGAGTCTCTTATAGAAAAACTTCCTGATCCCACAGGATACAGAATATTGATACTACCTTTTAGTCAAAAACAAATGACTAAAGGCGGAATCTTATTAGCCGACACTACCTTAGAAAAAGAAAGATTAGGTACTAATGTTGGTTTCGTAGTATCATTGGGACCAGATGCTTACAAAGATAAATCTAAATTTCCGAATGGCGCATGGTGTCAAGAAAGAGATTGGGTTATATTTGGAAGGTACGCAGGAGCTAGAATCAAGATTGATGGTGGTGACTTGCGCTTATTAAACGATGATGAAGTATTAGCTGTGGTGAGTAACCCAGAAGATGTACAGTAATCACGCAAACTAAAGGAGAAAAATCATGGCAGAACCCATGCAACAAGAAACTGAAAACGAAGAGGTCGAGATTCAGGTAGAGGCACCAGAGGAAGAACAAAACCCAGAAGTTGCCGTTGAAGAACCTCAGGAAGAAACCCAACAAGAAAAACCCCAAGAAGCAAAATCCGATGAAGAGGAAATTGCCGACTATAGTGAATCTGTTAAAAAACGAATAAATAAGCTAACTTATAAGATTCGTGAAGCAGAGAGAAGGGAAGCAGCAGCAGTTGAATACGCTAAAGGTGTTCAACAAAAATTAAATAATACACAAGCAACCCTTTCACAAAAAGATAAAAACCTATATGATGAATATAGTGCAAGAGTTGAAAGCCAACTTGCTAGTGCCGAAGATCAGTACAAGAAAGCACATGATATCGGAGACACAGAGCAGATGTTGGCAGCACAAAAAGATGTTGCTACACTTGCTGTAGAACTTGAAAGTCTAAATAGAGTTAGACCTCAAGAAGAAGCACAAGAACAACCTGTTGATGTACAACAACCTCAGCAACCTGTTCAGCAACCTCAAGTGCAAACTCCGCCAGCTCCCGATGCGAAAGCTCAGGAGTGGGCAGCAAAGAACAATTGGTTCGGCGAAGATTTGGCTATGACAACAAGTGCTTTTGCTTTTCATAGACAATTGGTTGAACAAGAAGGATTTGATCCAACAACTGATGATTATTATCAGGAAGTGGATCGAAGAATGGCGGAAGCCTTTCCCCACAAGTTAAACGGTGGTGGAGAAGTTTCTCAAGTAAATAACGTTCAAGAGAATGTTGTAAATTCTAGCAGAGGTGCTAGAGGCAGAACAGGAAAAGGACGCACAGTAAAGCTATCATCTAGTCAAGTTGCAATAGCAAAAAGATTAGGTGTTCCGCTTGAAGAATACGCTAAACACGTTAAGTGAAGGAGATAAAATGGTAGATAAAAATACAACAAATGTAGAAAAAGATACCGCTACAGATCGAGCTCCAAGATCTGCAGATAGTCGAGCAGAAACTGCTCGCCCAAAACCATGGCAACCACCGTCTTTATTAGACGCACCAACGCCACCAGAAGGTTACGTTTACAGATGGATACGAGAATCAATGGCAGGAGTAGAAGACAAAGCGAATATGTCTAAACGTATTCGTGAAGGATGGGAACCTGTGAGAGCAGAAGACCACCCTGAGTTTGAAGCCCCAACTGTTGAACACGGTAGACATACAGGCGTAATCGGAGTAGGTGGGTTAATCCTCGCAAAGATGCCAATCGAAACCGTCGAACAACGACGTGCATACTACAATAAAATGGCTTCAGACCAAATGGAGGCAGTCGATTCGAATCTAATGCGAGAAAGTGACAGCAGGATGCCTATTAGTAAACCTAATAGAAATACTCAAGTCACATTTGGTAAAGGAGGCGATTCTTAGAATCGTCAATATAAATTAACTTAAAAAAGGTGAAAACATGGCAAATGTAAATGACCCAAATGGATTCACACCAGCATATCACATGGCTGGGGGCACTATTCGTCCTTCTGAGTTTCCTATCCAAAGTGGTGCTACTGGCGATATCTTTTCAGGTGACGTCGTTAAGCTCACAAGCGGATATGTACTTCAAGGAGGGGCAACAGATGCTCCGCTAGGTGTATTTGGTGGCTGTGAGTACCAAAAGTCGACAGGAGAAGTAGTCTTCACAAGAAGATTTGTCTCAGGTACGGCTACACTAGGTTCTGCAAATATTAAAGCATACGTGTACGCTGATCCTAACATCGTGTATGAAGCCCAGTTTACTGGGACTCCTGCACAAACTGATGTTGGAAAAGTGCACACTATCTCTACAACTGCAGGTGATACTAATAACAACCGTTCGAAAGAAGGTGTGACTACGACTACTGCTAGTGGTATAGCAAAATTGGTGGCTTATGTGGATAGACCAGATAACACTGCTAATGCGCAATACGCTAGAGGGTATTTCATATTCCCAGCTTCGACGTACGGAAACGACTAAGAGGTGAATAACAATGGCAATTAATAGAGCTCAATTAGTAAAAGAACTCGAGCCTGGACTGAATGCACTTTTTGGTCTCGAGTATAATCGTTACGAGAACGAGCACGCTGAAATTTTTGATACAGAAACTTCAGATCGTGCGTTTGAGGAAGAAGTGATGTTATCAGGCTTCGCACAAGCTCCAGTAAAAGGAGAAGGTGCAGCGGTAAGCTATGATACAGCACAAGAAACCTTCACGTCTCGTTACACTCACGAAACGGTAGCCCTCGCTTTTGCGTTGACAGAAGAAGCAATCGAAGATAATCTCTACGACACACTTTCTTCTAGATACACTAGAGCTTTGGCTAGGTCGATGGCAAATACGAAGCAAGTTAAGGCTGCAAACGTACTTAATAATGGTTTCTCTACTTCCTATCCAGGAGGCGACGGGAAACCTCTCATGACTACAGATCACCCAACTCTTACAGCAGGGGATCTAGCGAATGAGCCAAGTTCAGCAGCAGACCTCAACGAAACTTCGTTGGAGAATGCCTTAATCGATATCTCTGGATATAAAGATGAAAGAGGTATTAAGGTTAATGTACAAGCTAGAAAACTGATCGTTCCACCACAACTACAATTTGTAGCTGACAGGATTTTAAATACTCCTGGCAGGGTGTCAACATCAGACAACGACATCAACGCCATGCGAAACATGGGGATGTTGCCAGAAGGCTACACTGTTAACCACTATCTAACCGACACAGATGCATGGTTTGTTAAAACTGATGCACCTAACGGCATGAAGCACTTTGAAAGAGCTGCAATGGCAACTGGTATGGAAGGAGACTTCGAAACTGGTAATGTTAGGTATAAAGCGAGAGAAAGATATTCTTTCGGTTGGTCAGATTGGAGAGGTGTTTACGGTTCTCCTGGTGCCTAATACGGTTTTTTAAATCGTTAGGAAAGGGATCTTCGGATCCCTTTCTTTTTTGTATTTAATAATATAGAATAAACTTCTAGGGTTTATTAACTTTGTTCTATAGACTGACCTAGCAGACTACGCCAAGACTATAGAACTATTTCCGTAGGAGGAAATAATTATGGCAAATTCAACATTTAGTGGACCAGTCAGATCTGAAGGAGGTTTTGAACAAATCTCCAAAAATTCGACAACAGGTGCTATAACAACTAATCTAGACATAGATACAAGTGGTAATATTACTACTACAGGATATGTTTCTGCTTATTCTAATATAGAAAGTATTACAAGTGCTACACACAGCGTTGAGTCAACAGACTCAGGTAAAGTGTACACGCTAAATAGAGCAGCAGGAATTGTAGTAACACTACCTACAGCAGCAGCTGGTCTTAACTATACATTTATAGTAGGCACAACCTTTACAGGTGCAGGACAGATTAACACTGACAACGCTAGTGATTTATTCTCTGGTTTTGCTCAGATATTTGACCCAGCAACTGCTGGCGACACAAATACTTTTATCCCTGATGC